TACTGGCAATGAATTTGGTTCAAAAGTTTCGGATGGAATCGAAGCAGGCGATGTATCTACATATGTAGATACGGGTAGTTATATTCTTAATGCATTAATCTCAGGAGATATCTATGGAGGAATCCCTTCTAACAAAATTACAGCTTTGGCAGGAGAAACTGCTACTGGAAAAACCTTTTTTGTCTTGGGCATTGTCAAACAGTTTCTTGCAGATAACCCTAGCGGTGGTGTTCTTTATTTTGAGTCTGAATCTGCTCTCACTAAGCAGATGATTATAGACAGGGGAATTGATCCTGAACGGATGATAATTCTCCCTGTTACCACAATTCAAGAATTTACACATCAAGCACTCAAGGTAGTAGAAACTCATTCAGAAGGACAAGAAGAGCGTCCATTGCTGATGTGTCTTGATTCTCTTGGTATGTTATCTACTACCAAAGAAGTAACCGATATTTCTGATGGTAAGGAAACCAAAGATATGACACGGGCACAATTAGTCAAAGGTGCTTTCAGAGTATTGACATTGAAACTTGGTAAGGCAGGAATTCCACTCTTAGTGACCAATCATACATATAAACAAATGGGCACAATGTTTCCAACTGATGTGATGGGGGGTGGTAGTGGTCTACAATATGCTGCTTCAACTATTATATTTCTTTCCAAGAGAAAAGAAAAAGAAGGAACTGATGTTGTAGGAAATGTAATTCATTGTAAAAATTTCAAATCTAGATTGACTAAAGAAAACAAAAAAGTTGATGTACTTTTACGATATGATCAAGGATTGAATAGATATTACGGACTCATTGAGTTAGCAGAAGACGCAGGAATCTTTACCAAAGTATCTACAAGATATGAAATGCCAGATGGTTCTAAAGTATTTGGTAAGGCAATTTTAAATGATCCCGAAAAGTATTTTACACAAGAAATTCTTGACAAGTTAAATGATCATGCCAAGAAAGTTTTTCTCTATGGTGGATTTGATGAAGAAAGTGAGGTAACAGATGCCAAAGAAGAGTGAATTTTTTAAAGAGGTTAATAAATCTGATACGGATTTAAGGACTACATTAAATGATCCATACTTTGAAACGGGAGATGACCCCTACAAAGAATGTACAAATCCAAATGATCCAAATGATAAATCATTGTGTATAGTAATTCAAGATGCATCACCTTTTGATGGTGCAGTAATTAGATATACATCATTTAAATTAGTAGAACAAGATTTGACAGGCGATGATATAGCTTGTCAATATGAATATGATATTGAAGTACCACCACATGATCTGGGATATGAAATTACCGAAAAAGATGGTAAGGAATTTGAAAGACGATTAGGGGAATGGATAATAGAAATTATACAAAAACAAATGGACAAACATGCAGCAGCGGATAGAGACAATAATATTAAAGAATCTATTACATAATGAAGAATATTCTAGAAAAGTATTACCATTTTTAAAAAAAGATTATTTTTTAGAACATACAGATAAATTATTATACCAGCAAGTAGATCTATTCATCAACAAGTATAATAATTTGCCCACTAAAGAGGCATTAGTTATTGAATTAGATGGTACATCATTAAAAGATGAAGAATTTGAAAATGTAACAGAATTGTTAACTTATTTGGAAGGACAAAACGATGAGAAATCGGACATTCAATGGTTATTGGAAACAACAGAAAAATTCTGTCAAGACAAGGCAATCTACAATGCCGTTGTCAGTTCAATTAAAATATTGGATGAACCCGAAAAATCTAAGTCTGACAAAGGTGCTATTCCTGAGTTGCTTACCGATGCTCTTTCTGTTAGTTTTGATCCTCATGTCGGCCATGATTACCTTTTGGACTCTGATGATCGTTATCTATTTTATCATAGAACCGAAAAGAAAATCCCCTTTGATCTTGAGTACTTCAATAAAATAACACAAGGCGGTCTTTCTTCTAAAACTTTAAATATTGCTCTTGCAGGAACAGGTGTTGGTAAATCCTTGTTTATGTGTCATGTTAGTTCTAATGCCTTATCACAGGGTAATAATGTTTTGTATATTACATTAGAGATGGCAGAAGAACGGATAGCAGAAAGAATCGATGCAAATTTGTTGAACATTCGATTAGATGATTTAGTAAGTTTACCTAAAAAGATGTATGAAAAGAAAATAGAAGATCTCAAGAGTACGGTTAAAGGTCGATTGATTATTAAAGAATATCCTACAGCTGCAGCTAGTACGAACCATTTCAGATCGTTATTGAATGAACTAAATCTCAAGAGAAATTTCAAACCAGATATGATTCTTGTTGATTATATTAATATATGTTCTTCTGCGAGAATTAGACCAGGACAATATGTAAATTCGTATAGTTATATAAAATCTATTGCAGAAGAACTTAGGGGTTTAGCAGTAGAATTTGATGTTCCTATTTTGTCGGCTACCCAAACGAATAGGCAAGGATTTCAAAATACTGATGTAGGCCTTGAAGATACTAGTGAAAGTTTTGGACTTCCTGCAACAGCAGATTTTATGTTTGCAATTATCAGTAATGAAAACTTGGAAGAAGCAGGACAGATGTTAATCAAACAATTAAAAAATCGGTATAGTGACATCACTTCTAATAAGAAGTTTTTAGTGGGAGTAGATAGAGCAAAAATGAGACTTACTGATTTGGGAGATGCATCACAGTCTGGATTAGTTGATACTGGTAAAGAAGAAAAACAAGAGACTCACGTTTTCGATACAGTCTCAAAAAAGACTAAAAAAGATTTTGGGGAGTTTAAGTTTGGAGAATGATAATATAATCAATTTAGAAGAATATAAAAAACAAAGAAAAGAAGATAGGGAAGAATATTATAAAACCCTATCTGTTCCCACCCTCAAGGCATTCGAGCCTGATTGCTATTACATCAACCCTGAAAAGGGAACGATGATCCATGTCCTATTCATTACGGACAAAAGTGATATTTTTGACAGACAAATGATCTACGTTATGGAAGATCCTTCTGGAACCTTTTATTGTGCTTTAGTTGATGAAGATACTTGTAAAGGTTGGCATGAACTTCATGGAGATGTTTTTACGCATGAAGTTCTAAAAAAGAGATATGAGGGCGAATTGCCGCCATTTCCAGATCCGGAGCCGTCTTAAGATAGTTAGTTATTATAAATATATCAGTAAACTCTATTCTAATTAGGAGAAATTGATGAAGTCCTTAAAGACTTGGATATTATTAACCGAAGCATCAGCTGATGCTACTACTTTTTTCCATGAAGTAATATGTGGAATAGCTTGTCATGATGACTCTGCTACCGGAGCAGCAGGTATCGAAAGAGGTGCCGATATATTAAAGTTTTTTACTAGTGGTGTTATAGCAGCTATGAACCCAAGTGGGAATGCCATAACGGATATAGAAAGCCAACCGTTCTATAAATGGATTGATAATACTACAAAAGAAGTGCCACCAACCGCACCACCATCTATAGAACTGAAAAGTGAAGAAGCGACTAAAGCTCATTTTGATAAACTCGGTATGAAAGCGCGGGCGACTGATGCAATCGCTGTCGCTAAGGCTGTAACAGCAAGAATAGGTAATCCAACTACATCTGGCCCCGTAGTTTATTGGACAGGTCCTACTAATGATAAAACATCTTATGGAGCAGCAGATATTGTATATAATGATCAAGGAATATCTCTAAAATATGGAACGGGACAATTCAAAAGCTTAACAGTTAATCAATTTGCAAGAGCAGCATTAGGAAAAGGGGATGAGACAGAATTACTTACAATGTTGCACGATGAAGTACCAGACAAATGGAATGATATGACATCAAATTGGTTGGATTTGATACAACAAGCTTTAAAAAATTGGAAGCACCCCCGCGTTGGTGGGAAAAAAGTCGAAGAGGAAGACGGAGGAAGCGGCAGAACAAGAGATGAAGCATTAGAAGAAGCTAAAGACTTGTTCTCAGATTGGAAAATGGGGGTTGCTGGAAATTGGGGCAAATACCAAAAGAAGAGGATATCTTGGAAAGAGGTTCAGGTATTTCATGATTTATTATTTGTTCCAAAAAAGAAGAGTGTTTACAATTATAATGACAAAAAGGGTGATAAAGATAGAGTAAAACAATTTAGATATGTTTGTAGAAAAATACATGATCAAGGCACACAGACAGGCAATATCAGGAAAGCGTGGAAAGTGACGCGAACGGATAGCTTTGATAAAATATTTAAAACGTATTTTGACAATCAGGATGCAACAATAAAGAAAAATTTAGCAACAGTATTTGAAAGACAAATTAGTGTTAGCGCAAAACCAATGATATATGCCGGAAAAGGTGGAACAGACATCAGACGCGTTCCTTCAAAGGAAGAATTTGATCATTCTATCGATAATATTGCATTTTCTCATGAGGGAAAAATGACCGGTTCGGGATATACTTTTATTTTGCTCGCACAACTGGACCCCCTAGACCCTATAGAAAAAATTATGGAAATTACTATTTACTTTAGATTCAAAGCCGGAGGACAAATGGTAGGAAATCCTGATACTTCATCTAAGGCTGAAATGTTCGTTACTGATTATACAGATGCATTCCCAGGGAAGGATAGTTGGTAATGTTTGCATTCTCTTCATACCTGACTGAACAAAAGAATCTCCACATGGAGCACCTTGAAGATGAGGTGTTAAATGGTGGAGTGGCCGGAACAAGGGGAGCATTAAATTTCCTTCAAGGTCTAAGAGATATGTTAGCTGGAAACTCTGATTCCTCCGTCAATGTAACAGTAAAATGGGACGGAGCACCTGCAGTGTTCGCCGGCTATAATCCAGAGAATGATAGATTTTTCGTAGGAACAAAAGGAGTATTCGCCAAGAACGCAAAGATAAATTATAATGAAGCAGACATAACTACAAATCATTCTGGAGGGTTAGCATCAAAACTTAAAGTTGCATTCAACGAGTTATCCAAAGTAAACATAAAAGGTGTTTTACAGG